CTGGAAGTTCTGTACACCAAAGAGGCCAGTAGAAAGCTCATACTGGTCATTGAAGATGAACGGAGGGAGAACAAGCTTCTCCGCTACAGTCCAGCGAGCATAGAGCGTGAACGTCGTAACTGCACCAGCCGTTGTAGCCGCAGGGAATACAGGAAGACCGTTCACCGCTGAATAGGTCGTGCCACTGCTTACACTGGAACCAAGAACGGACGCCGTAGAACCATACGCTGAGAGCGGTACACCGAGGATGTCGCAATATGACCAACCAACGAAGCCACCGTTAGGAACCTCATCGGAATTATTGGCGTTAGCATACGTGCATAGAGGAGAGTTAGCAACTACAGATGAATCAGGCTGTATGGCATACTTGTCAAGCATCATAGGGCAGGTACGCTGGCGACGAGCATCCTTTAGGTCAGCCACACGGAGGATTTGAGGGAGCACATCCTGGGTGTTGACCGTAACCGTCGCATCGTTAATCGTCGCACTCGCCTGCGTAACGGACTGCTGGATGGGGAACGTCGCCGGAGCCGCAAGACCAGGGGTAAACGGAGTACCCGACGTAATACCACCAGTCGGTGCAGTTACAGCGACCTGGAACGTTACCATCTGAGTACCTACAACCTCAACAGCACGGTCAACGAATACATTCTCAGACGGAACCTGGATGTTCCACTGGCAAGTATTCAAAGTTGCAGTCTGGGCCTGGAATGAAACATTTGTGAGACTGACTGCACCCTTCTCAACGGCATACTTCGGCTTCGTCTGTACAATACGAGGGTCGAAGACTGAATACTTTGTGACTTCTGACATTTATTAGAGAGATTGTATAATTTTTTTAGACAGAACGACGCTTCTGAAAAAGTAGACGAATACTCATTGAACCTCCATTGTACATGAGTAGAGGGATGAGTGCATTCGTGAGGCGACTTCTCCAAAAAACCTGAATGTCAATGTTTGTAATTCCATCAATGCAAGGGTCTAGGGAACTGAAGGTAGGCGTGAGAGGTTGGTAGTTAATAAATCCTCGCCATAAGTCAGCCGTGACGGCGTTGATTGGAGTTTCAAGAAGCACCTTCTGGAAGTTGCCGATGGCTTGACCACCTACATTGTTTCCAGTACCAAGAGAGACAGGTGCACCAACAGCCTCATTACGTACAGGAAGCTGAGAGGTTGCCAGAACAATTGAAGCTACAGGAGACCAAAGGCTACCGGTTGCAATAAAGTCCTGAGTTTGACGAATATAGGCAGGCGTAATTGTTGAGGCCGTAGGGAACACTGAGGTTAGAGTATAATAATTGAGAGGGTTCGTCTTAGGTGCATTCACAACTATATTTTCAGGGTAATAGGCCTGAGTCGAAGTTGTAGGCGTTCCACTGTTGTTAAACACAGTTCCAGCAGTCGAGCCTCCAAATGCTTTGCCGTTGTACCCATAATAAATGGTGTCAAAGTTTGTAAGAAGTCCCTCTAGATTTGCATTGAATCCAACCCACGATGTCTCACTCGTCTGGTACGTACCAAACCCAGAAACAGTTGCATTTGTAGTTCCAAACATAGCATAAGGTTGAGGAAGAGCTGTTCCAAAGGGAAAGAATGTGGGTTCAGTCGTGGACCCCTGAGTTGTAGGACCCATTGAAACGGAGGTTACTGCATCCTGGTTAAGAGACATAAGTCCAGTGGTCTGGTCAAACTCAAAGAAAGGACATGTAGTTCCATTTGTACCATTTGTACCACTTGCTCCCGTTACATCTGCATAGGCTTGGCGAAGTGCAGTGTTGATTAGGTCAATTAAGTGAGAATACGAATAGCAAAGGTAGTAGTCTACTGCAAGCTGATTCGGCTGAGCTGTGTTAGGAATAACTGTAAATGAAGCTTGATTTTCAGGAACCCATACGATTGGACGAGTAGACGTATAATAATTTGACCCAGTACGAAGACCAAACGTAATCGTCAGAGACGTAGTTGTTACATCTGAAGCCGAGGTAGGATTAATTTGAGGAACATAGATTGGAAGCGTCTTGGTCGAACCATTGAGCGTAAAGTTCTCTACGCTCACCTCATACAGTGCAGAATCACGAACGAGCGGCGTTTGACGAGTGTCTTGGAAAAACACCTGAGGGTCATTCGTCTGCTGATTTGTCTGAACTGTATTATTAATGATTGTCGCATTATAATACACGTTGTCAGGGTCTGCCTGAACTCCTGATGGACGTACCTGTGTGAAGACTCGTGACATTTGTATTGAGTAGCTATTCTTTTTAATGTCCAATCAACTCGTAAACAAATGAACTTACAAAGTCATCAGGAGCCATTCCAGAAGAAGCAATCATATTTGCATACTCGGGTAAGCTTAGGTGCTTGAAATAAAGACGGCAAACTGAATGACGACCACAGGTATTTACGTCCTGTTCGTCTTTCTGAAACTTTACTTTGTTGTACACGATTTTGTAGGGAGAGTCCAGCAATAGCTTTGAGAGCACATTTGTGTCCTCACAGAACTCATGTTGCTTCTCTTTTGAAATCCATTTCTTCTCTCCATCCGGCTTATAATTGCCATACGGGTCAAAAAATTCAATTGTTCCCTTACGTTTTAGCAAACAAATCCAGTGACCCATAAACTCGCTCTCAGTTAAATAGAGAAGCATAAGACGACCCTTCTCATCAAGTGCATCATCAATCGTTTGACATTCGAGTAGCTGAGGGTATGTTAGAATCTTAAGTGTAGGTATAATTTTTTTCATGTCATCTTCACCCATTGTGTACTTACGTAGCGTCTTTGCTTTGTGGCTGGAGTCCAATGCTGATTTCTGCTGTACTGCTCGGTGCAGATTCACTGGCTTGCGAGAAATCGGTGTTCCGTTCAGGTAAGCTCTGTACCCGTGTTGCTTTCCCAGCGTATAAGGTAGAATGTATGAGCGGGGTTCCATTTGTATTAGGCTCAGGGTAAATTGTAATTTCATCTAACCCATTCAATTCTTCTGGCTTACCTAATTTAGAGTCTTTAAATTGGGAACGAAATGCAGAAATAACTTCTTGAGGAATGAGAGGACTAATCTCTTGGAGACGGTCATACTGGTCACGAATATTCTTCAGAAGAACGTCTGGAGCTTGGCGTTCGTCTCGAGGCAAACCAATTTCTACCATAAGAAACCGGTACAATCTAGAATATTGAATTGAGCTTATTCTGTGTCCTTCGGCCCGTTTAGCCCAACCGAAATACGAACCGGTTGTATTAAGTACTGAGACGAATAGACTTGTGAGTCCCAACACGACGGAGGAGATTTGTGATTGCCCTGCAAATAATGACGGTCCGGCGACGGATGCAAACCCTGTGAGGGCTGAGAGCGTAATGACTGGTAAATCAATGTAGGTCTTACGTCTCGAATAGATTTCTTCGCTTCGTTTATGACACCACGCAAGACAGTTTGCTTTCTCGCCTGTTCTAGCAAAGTATTCTTCAAGAGAGCTATGCCAATGAATCTCTGGCCCATCTGTAGTAGCCATTTATATTATTTCCAAGAAGGAATACACTTATTTTTCACCTTTTCAAGTACATATTTTGTTGCAAGAATTACCTTTTGCTCTTCAGATGGTAAGTCTGAAATGAGCGTTAGAAGAAGCTGAGACTCTAGGGTATGCATACGTTCAAGAGCCTCTTCTTTGGACTTCGGTTTTTTCTGAATAGAGTCCGAGACTAGCTGCAGTACCTGCTGTTCAAATGGGCTTAGAGTTGGGCCTGTAGGACCAATAGCTCCCGTAGGACCCGTAGACATTTATGTATAGCAAGGTTTATTGATTCTAACCTTTTGACTCAAAAAAGAATGAACCTACATTACCTTATAATAGGTTACAATGAATATACTTCTCTCAAAAAAGGGTTAGGCTTATAGGTAATGTAGGATGATGTAGGATGCAAAAACATCCTACATTAGGTCACAATTGGTCACAATCCTATATTTCTCTCTAAAATATTGGTTAGAAAATAGGTAATGTAGGATGATGTAGGATGTGTAGGATGTTTATAATTCTACGGCTATAAAAATTTTGAAAAACAAGATGAAGCTTTTTATTTTTTTTTTATATAGTGAGTTAAAAAACGAATCTACATCCTACATCCTACATTGCAATGTTAAGTAAAAACGGATTTTTACAGCATCACTCAAAAGGGTAACAATGGAGTACTTCGTTAATGTATACAATGGTGACAAATGGCTAACAAAAGTTTTCACAGTAGTCCATGATGAAAACTTTGGTTATATGTATAAATATGCTAGAAAGAATGGAAAATGGCATTTGGGAGCAAAACCCATTAAAGATGGATTTCTAATTCGACTGGATGACAGAGATGTATTGCTACAGAGACTCCTGTACATTTAGTAACCAAGCTGTGTTTTCAGTAATTACATACTGCGGTGCATTCTTATGAATACAAACCCAGCGGCTACCGGTACGCTTTATTTTTTCAATGTCATTCTTGTCCATACCTAAGTAGGTCTTAAGCAAATAATTCAAAGCTTGACTACCAGTAGACTGAGGGTATAGCACAAAGAAATGGGACTCGGTTAACATAAGACGAGTCTTCTTGTAATTGGAAAGGTAGTGAGAGAGACAGAGCATAGTTGTATTTGTGTGACGACCCATCGTTGCAATGTCATCAATCAATTGCTGTACAGCTTTTGCATCCTTACCTGTGAAGGAGTCATAGTCATCAAAAATAATCATACTGTCTCGAAGCGGCTCTAAATCCTTCATAGGAGTCTCAACAAGCTTCTCTACATTAAGACGAATTGGAGGCTTCTTCATGCTGTCCAATGTTGCATCCTCTGCTAGCTTGCTAACCAAGTATACGTCACGGTCAGGAAATTGTTTTTGGTACTGCTCAGCAAGACGCTTAGCAATGTGAGACTTGCCTGAACCAGATGCACCTGCAATGTAATAAATTTCACGCTTCTTTGCGTCTTTGGAAGGTGAAAGAGCAAACATTGAAGAGGGTGGAAGCTTTACGCATGTAGTCTCAGCTGCAGTTGTCTCTCCAAGCATTTCACGGTATGCATCTTCAGCTCCAGGAATGTCCAGCTGTAAATGCTCAGGCGGAATGCCTCGACGGTAGGCCTCTTGTAAAATTCGCATAACTTCTGTTTGTTTACGTGGAGGTAAGTGAGAAAGACGGTATTTACCTATTTCTAGTTCACGAATACCTTTCTTGCTTTTTACATTGCCGTCGTGAAGAAACAACTCCTCCTTGTCGTAATCTCCACCAACTACAGAAGCTATACTGATGGCATCTTTACCTCCATCCAGACTAATACTTACTTTGTTGCTCATTTATTTTCATCTTCTATTTTTTTATGGGTTTGGAAGCGAATTCTGGACTAATGGGTTATGTAATCTTTCGGGATTGGAAGTAATTTCTTCTCAGTTAGGGCTTTATGCATTTCATCCTGTAAAACTTCAGTCAGCTTAGGTAAAATAGAAACGGAAGGGGAAGTACGTCGAAGTTCAGGGAAATACAAGTGAGCAAACTTTAATTTCAGTGCATCGAGTTCTTTACGTCGTCTTACAGGGATTGTAAAATCCTTGTACTCTCGGAGGACTTCCAAATCCGAAACGACTGTATATAATTGACCAATCGGTGAATTAAATATGCTATAGAGTTTCTGCAGGACTTCGTAGTCTCCATACTTCTTTGCAAGAGAAATCATACGCTTTCCTACCTTAACCCAATTTCCTTCAGATGCATATACTAGAATATGTTCACTTAAGGCTTCTTCCAAATTCTGTAGAGAGGCATAGGGTTTCGTTCCTCGCATCCATACAATATTATTTGTTACCTCAGTATACTTGTCTCCCATCCAAGCAATCAAATCAATTTTTGTAATACCTTTGCTTTTGCAGGCCTCATCCAAGTAGAACGTATGCTTACGGTAATTCAACAATCCTCGTCCAATGTCCGAAGCAGTCCAACGCAGAATACCAAATCGTAATTCTTTCTTAACTTTTAGGAACTCAAATTTGGTTAGAGATGGTTTGAGAAGAGTCTGTGCATGACGGTATTCCTCATCTGTAATAATCTTATTACTCCACAGTTTGGAAAGGGCCTCTAGACATTTTGTACGTGAATATGTCTTACCCTTCACTACATTCCATTCAGGAACTTCTCCACATTTTATGTCTGTAATCTTACCAAACGTATGCAAGGAGGTAATTTTCTTAACAAATGCTCGAAGCGTAGAGGCTTTAAATGGTACCTGCTCATAAAAGTCATAGTCACCATAGAAAAGTTGACTGTAGTCGCCAGCACTTCCCACTAACGTAGGAGAAAATCCAATTGCCTTAG